ACCGTTATCTTTATACAAGATGGTAAGTCAAATGTTGTTAGAGTAAATGGTGGATCTGACTCTACTATAAAAATAACCCAGAGTAATTAATGAAAAGACTATTGTTACCTATACTTATAATACTAATTTTACCTTTGGTGTTTCAATCAACACCGACAGAAATACTAAAACTTAAAATATTTGATGCGCTGGTTGCAGAACAAGAACCTTCTGGTAACTTTGTTGTTTTAAATATTACAGAAGAAGATGTAGCAAAAGAAGGTGGCTGGCCCTTTCCGCGTCAAACTCTCGCACAAATACAAATAGATCTTATTAACGCAGGAGCTATTGGAGTTGGATGGGTTATAGCTTTTCCGCAAGCAGACAGAATGGGTGGTGATGAGGTTTTTGCAGAAACACTCGGATATGCACCTTCTGTGTTAGCAATGTTTGAAAACGACAATGGTAAATATCCAAAAACTACAGGAACAATTATAAAAGGTAATGACGTTGGTGGTATGCTTACTCCAGGTGTAGTACAAAATATCAACATACTACAAAATAATGCAAATCAAGGTATAGCTACTGCACCAGTTGACATAGATAACCTGGTAAGACGAATACCATTATTATTAAAAACACCAGACGGCTATGTTTCTTCTTTTGGCACAGAAGTTTTAAAAGTATTGACTGAAACCAGAAGCTATATTATTACCACGAATCAAAATGGCATACAAGAAATTGCAGTCAGAGGGTTGCCACCAATACCTACAGATAATTTTGGAAGAAAATGGATCAGCTGGGTGAAAACACCAGAAACAAATTTAGAAGAAATGAATGTTGCTGGTAAATTTGTATTTATCGGAGTTACTGCCGCAGGAATCCAACCACAAATTGCAACTCCAGTTGGTTTACTAGAACCTCACAAGATTCAAGCAGCATTATCTGAGTCAATTTTGATACAAAACTCTCCACAGGTCCCAGATTGGCATCTAGCTGCCGAAATTTTAATTTTTGCAATATTTGTGTCGCTGACATGGCTTGTAATCAATTATCTCGGTATAACCAAGGGTGTAAGTATGGCTGTAATTTTGTTAAGCACAGCGGCTTTCTCAGAGATTTTTAGCGTTCAAAAAGGTTATTTAATCGATTTTTCATGGACTTTTGTATCACAGTTCATTACAGGCTCTATTGCCTTCTATCTAAACTTTAGAAAACAGTTTAAATTACGTCAACAAATCAAAAAACAATTTGAACATTATTTGGATCCAAGACAAGTAAAGCAACTCCAGGACAATCCAGATCTACTTAAACTCGGTGGCGAAAAAAAATATTGCACATTTTTATTTACAGATCTTCGTGGTTTTACATCTTTAAGTGAAAAACTGCCACCAGAGGAAGTCACCGACATAATGAATAAAACTTTAACAGTCCAGGTCAACGCCGTGCAAAAACTTGGCGGAATGACGGACAAATTTATCGGGGACGCAGGTATGTTTATATTTGGAGCGCCCTTAGATCTTAAAGATCAAGAAACAAAAGCTGTCCAGGCTGCTATAGATATTCAAAAAGGTATAGCCGAGCTTAACAAAACTTTATCTACTCCAGTCCAGGTAGGAGTAGGATGTCAGTCGGGAGTAGCAGTGATTGGTAATATGGGATCTGATACTCGGTTTGATTATTCGGCAATCGGTGATCCTGTAAACACAGCTGCAAGATTAGAGTCGGCAACCAAAGAAGTTGGTGTAGATATTTTAATTGGGCAAGAAACTGCAAAAAATTGCAAACTTGTGTTAAAGTCTCTAAAACCTATTAAAGTAAAAGGTAAAAAAGACGAACTTAAGATATGGACGGTATAAATGAGTAAAGTATTATTTGGCGTAATAGGAGTTCTTATTTTGGTTAGTGGTTTTCTCTACACGCAGAATAAAAATCTTGTAAGTATCAACCAAGCGTATGAATTACGAGACGTTGAACAAAAACAAGCAATAGAATCTTTGCAAAATGATTTTGCATTACAAACACAGGGATTGATAGATTTACAATCTAAAACTCAAGTAATTCAAAATGAAATGAATAGATATTTAGATATTTTCAAAAGACATAACCTTACAAAATTAGCCGCTGCAAAGCCAGGGTTAATAGAACCAAGAGTTAATAAAGCCACTAAGGAGGTATTTGATGGCATTGAACAAGACAGTCGCAGTATTGACAATCTTGATGATGGCTTGCAGTTGCAGTCTAATTCCAACTAAAAAGGTTGAAATAATATCAAAGCCTGTTGAACGTACAATTGTTCAACCAATATTGCCGAGAGAAATAGATCTAAAAGAACCCTATTGGTATGTAGTATCTGCACAAAACTTAGATGAATTTTTGTTGCAAATAGAAAAAGACCAAGGCCAGGTTGTTTTTTTTGCAATGTCTGTGCCCGATTACGAACTTATGGCCTACAACATGCAAGAACTAAAAAGATACATAAATGAACTAAAAGAAGTTGTCGTGTATTATAGAAAAGTAACAACAAAACAGGAAAAAGAAAATGAGTAAAGCACCAGATGCCTTTGTATATAATTGCCAATTAGATCGCGTGATCGACGGTGACACTTTTGACTGCATAATCGACCTTGGTTTTGATGTCAAATTACACAAACAAAGAGTACGTTTAAGCGGTATAGATACTCCAGAATCTAGGACTAGAGATTTAGCAGAAAAGAAACTAGGCCTTGCTGCAAAGGAAAGATTAAAAGAACTATGTGTCGGAAATTTTAAAATCAAATCACTTGGCAAAGGAAAGTACGGCAGAATATTGGGGATTCCTTATGATGAAAATGGTGAAGATATTTGTAAAATACTTATTAAAGAAGGCCATGCGGTCGAATATCACGGTGGAAAAAAAACTAAAGTCTGGGGAGACTATTAATATGAAAATATCACAAGAAGGTTTATCGTTAATTAAAAAGTTTGAAGGATGCGAATTAAAAGCATATCACTGCGCCGCAGGAGTTCCTACAATCGGGTATGGATCTACTCATGGTGTATCTATGGATATGGAGATTACTCAAGAAAAAGCTGACGAATTGTTAATGGAAGACGTGGCTAAGTTTGAAGAAGCTGTCACCAAAGCAGTAAAAGTTCCCTTAGAGCAAAATCAATATGATGCTTTGGTTTCCTGGACTTTTAATTTAGGGCCATCAAATTTGAGTAGTTCAACCATGCTGCGTGTTTTAAATGAAGGAAAATATGACGAAGTTCCAGCACAAATTAAACGCTGGAATAAAGCTGGCGGGAAAACACTCCAGGGACTTATTAGAAGAAGGGATGCGGAAGCCTTACTATTCGAGGGTAAGGAATGGCACGAAGTATAGCGATATGTAATACTACACCTAGGCGTAATACGCTTAGAGCTGAGTTGCATAAAATATCGTCGCTACCTTGTTTCTCAGCTCGTTTATGAGTGAAGTATCTTTTAAAGATTTTGATATTTTATCTGAGCAAGATAAGGCTGAGGCTGTTGCCTTATTGCATAGATATGATCAATTAGAAAAACAAGATGGTTGTCAACAAGACTTTATAACTTTTATAAAACACATGTGGCCCGACTTTATTGAAGGATCCCATCATAAAATTATTGCTGAAAAATTCAATAAAATTGCCGATAACAAACTTAAAAGATTAATAGTTTGCCTACCGCCTAGACATTCAAAGTCTGAGTTTGCATCAACTTTTTTTCCTGCTTGGATGATGGGCAGACGTGGCAATTTAAAAATTATACAAACAACTCATACAGCTGAACTAGCTGTTAGGTTCGGCCGTAAAGTAAGAAACATAATAGACAGCGAAGATTATCAACATGTTTTTCCAGATCTCCAACTACAAGCAGATAACAAATCAGCTGGCCGTTGGACAAGTAACCAAGAAGGTGAGTTCTTTGCAGCTGGTGTTGGTGGTGCTATTACAGGTCGTGGTGCGGATCTATTGATTATTGATGATCCACATTCAGAACAAGATGCGCTATCCCCGAAAGCATTAGAATCAGCTTACGAGTGGTACACATCTGGTCCAAGACAGCGTTTACAGCCTGGTGGAATTATTGTGATAGTAATGACTAGATGGAGCACAAAAGATCTGGTTGGTAAAGTATTAAACAAACAAGGCGATGAAAACGCAGATCAATGGGAAGTCGTTGAGTTTCCTGCAATCTTACCAGATTCTGAAAAACCTTTATGGCCAGAGTTTTGGAAAAAAGAAGAACTGCTCGGTGTTAAAGCCTCACTACCTATATCTAAATGGAATAGCCAGTGGATGCAAAATCCAACAGCTGAGGAAGGATCTATAGTTAAAAGAGAATGGTGGAATAGATGGGAAGATGCAGATGTACCATCGTATTCTTATGTAATACAAAGTTATGACACTGCTTTTTCTAAAAAAGAAACAGCAGACTATTCAGCTATAACAACCTGGGCAATATTTAACAGAGGTGATGAACAAAACGATGAAATCATACTTTTAGATGCAAAAAGAGTACGTTTTGACTTTCCAGAGCTTAAAAAACTTGCTCTTGAAGAATACAGATACTGGGAACCAGATTGTGTTTTGATTGAAGCTAAGGCTTCTGGTACACCGCTTACACATGAACTCAGACGTATGGGTATACCTGTTACTTCATACTCACCGAGTAGAGGACAAGACAAGGTAGCCAGAATGAATAGTGTTGCACCCATATTTGAGTCTGGAATGGTATGGGCGCCAGAAGATGATTTTGCAGAAGAGGTTATTGAAGAAATGGCATCATTTCCATTCGGTGATTATGACGACTTTTGCGATAGTGCTACAATGGCTTTAATGCGTTTCCGTCAAGGTGGTTTTATATCATTGCAAGAAGACTACCAGGATGAAATTAAGTTACTAAAAAAGAACAGGACGGTTTATTATTAAGACATACGCAACAACTTTTGAGTGGGATGGTGTTGAATATTCTGGACCACTAATACATGCAAAAGATTTTACACAAGCTAAAATCATAGCAGAATACCACGGCCTTTTGATTGATGGCGAATTAGAGGCTATTATAGGAACAGAAGTGGAGCTGAAAGCAGATCCACGAAACAAGGTGTTACATTAATTATGGCTATAGATAAATTAGGAACAAACGAAGATCCAGATATAAAAGTCCAAGGATCTTCTGTAGAAATCGTACCAGATACTACAAGAGACGAACAAATTGCAGCAGCAGCACAAATTTTGGTTGATGATGAAGAAATACTTTTAGACCAAGAAATACAACAAGAGTTGGCACCACAAATGAGTTTTGATGCTAATTTAGTAGACTTTATAGATGAAATCACACTTGAAAAAATAGCAAGCGATTTACTTAGCTCAATTAGAGGCGATAAACAATCAAGATCTGAATGGGAAAAAACATACACAGATGGACTCAAATACTTAGGTATGAAGTTTGATGAAACAAGATCACAACCTTTTGAGGGATCCTCTGGTGTAGTGCATCCAATTTTGGCAGAAGCTGTAACTCAGTTCCAGGCACAAGCATATAAAGAAATGTTGCCAGCAAAAGGACCAGTAAAAACAGAAATCGTTGGCGCTCGTACTATTGAGACTGAAAACCAAGCTGAACGTGTCCAAGAGTTTATGAATTATTACATAATGAATAAAATGGATGAGTATGATCCAGAACTTGATCAAATGCTTTTTTACCTTCCACTAGCTGGATCTTGTTTTAAGAAAGTCTATTTTGATTTAGTTTTAAATAGAGCTGTATCTAAATTTATAGCTCCAGAAGATCTTATTGTTCCTTATGAAGCAGCTGACATGAGTTCAGCCGAAAGAATTACACATTCTATAACTATGTCTGCGAATGAAATTAAAAAACAGCAAGTATCTGGTTTTTATGCAAATGTCGATATAGGATCTGGCGGCATATCAGAAGATATGAGCGATATAGACGAAGCAATTGATGAAATACAAGGAATATCACCCTCTTATAAAGAAAATAGAAATAGAACTGTTTACGAAGTACACACTGTTTTAGACATAGAAGGCTTTGAGGATATTGGCCAAGATGGTGTTTCAACTGGCCTTAAATTACCTTACATAGTAACTATTGAAGAAGACTCAGAACAAGTTTTATCTATAAGAAGAAACTATGTAGAAACAGATCCATTTAAAAATAAAATTAATTATTTTGTACAGTATAAGTTTTTACCTGGACTTGGTTTTTATGGTTTAGGTTTATCACACATGATCGGAGGACTTTCAAAAGCCTCTACATCTATTTTAAGACAGCTTATTGATGCTGGAACGCTAGCTAATTTACCTGCTGGTTTTAAAGCCAGAGGAATGAGGATTCGAGACGAGGACGAGCCATTACAA